ACTCAAGAAGTTTGTGGAGTGTTGTCTACATGTAGGTAAGTCTGTGATATTAGCTGGTCTCGATGCCGATTCTTTTCAGCATAAATTTGGTGAACTTATTGACTGCATCCCACTCGCATGTGATGTCACTAAACTTTCAGCACTCTGTATGCGATGCAATGATGGAACTCTAGGTCCTTTCACTAAGCGAATCGTAGACGACAAAACCCTAGAACTCATCGGTGGTAGTGATATGTACATCGCAACGTGTCGGAGACATTTATAGTTTAAATAACTTGTCAGAAATATTACGAGCTATTCTACGATACCAACCTAACGCAGTAACAGAATCATCCTCATATAAAGGGATGATTAAGGATATACGACTACATCCAGCTTTCTGTTTAGAAACCGAGTGTTTGACTTCACTTCCATTATACACGACACCTTTACCGGACCGACTCTCGTCAATCTTTACTTTATCATTCTTATCTTTTGTCATCAAATGTGAAGTATTACATTCACTCGCGTAAACATTACAGACGTAGGTCTTCCTCTTACCATTCGTAAAATTGTTGTCAAAATGCCAATCAATGTAGTGTCCACTCTGGTTGTATAATCTCAGAAACCAACAATATTGTTCTTTTTCACAGTCAGCTGGTTTGGTCTTACGACTTCTAACACCCGAAACGTATTTTTCTACAATCTCAAAGACTTGTGGTAATTTATCCCTAACCATAGACCGTGTAATCTTATAACCTTCAACTGCACTGGAATCAGACTTTTTACCATGGTGTTCCGCAAGGTATACTATGTCATTGACATACGGATTTAAACTATTAGATATCTGAGAACAATCTAGTTGTTTAAATTTTCCACTCTGAGCTGGTTTGAGATATCCGTCCCATAGATTCAGAATGAATGGTAGTAGTATTATGAACACTATAATGATTGGTGTTCTAAACTTCATATAATATAGTATCATTTTTTTCTAAAATCTTTTGACATCAAGTATAAGTACAACTCGTTTACCATATCCTGTCTTCTTGACTTCATGATATCTTGCATGATCAAATAGGAAATATTCACCTTCTCTGTGAACGTGTGGACCCGACTCTGTATACAGGGTGCAGTCACCGTCACCTATTATTGTGATATGGTATCGCAGTAAATGATTTGTTTCAGCCCGATGTGGTGATATATTCATTGGACCTTCCATAACAGCGAACGAAGCCGTTTCTTCATCAATACTTGGGATTTGTCGAACAAGACTTTTTAGTTTAGGGAAATTATCAAACTTATAACGGTAATAGTTATCATTCTTTTCGAACCACGGATCTATATCATGATACATTGTTTTCTTGAGAGTTTTAGAAACTTCTTCGAATTCTTTACGTATCTGTGAATAATGCATTTTAATCAAATGGAGTCCTTTAAACTTCCAGGTGGAATAGTACGGTGAATATAACAATAAGTCTATAATAGTGTTTTTCATTCCAATAAATGGACGTTTCCAATTATTGAAATATAACTTATCTATGGGTAATTTCATAAAATCATGGCAAACCAACACAAATGGAATTACAGACACGTACCACATTATTTTCTCAATAGATAATAAATGCCAGGTTATACCCCAAAAACTTCAGCTTACGCACCCGCCCCCACCACCGAGACTAAGGAGATGAAGGATCGTTTCTCTATGCCCGCTGTACCCCAGCTCACCGTCGTTCAGATGATCCTCGCTGCGGTTATCATCGCGTATGCGTACACCGCCCGTAAGGTGAACGGTGTCATTGTCGCGACCCTCGCCCTCACCATCGGTCTGCTCCACATGTACGACCACCTCTACCGCGTTCAGCGTGGCCCCGAGAATCTGTTCTTCCTCCCCAGTGAAGGTAAGACCGAGCACTACTGTGCGACCGGTGCCTGTGGGTGCGGTAAGTAAATATATTGGTAGATAATAAGTATGCGCGTCAAAGTTGTTCGTAGCCCTAACCCTAAAAAGAAGTTCAGGGCAATTTTAGAAGACGGTAAAACTGTTGACTTTGGTGCAAGAGGATATTCTGACTACACCAAAAACAAAACACCGTCACGTATGCGGTCTTACGTAATACGTCACGGGGGTCACGTACTTCGACAGACTAGAGAAGAGAAGGATCCAAAAAAAATCCATAATATGATGTTAAATGTCGATCGGAGTGATAAAGAGGATTGGAAAATAAGCGGTATCAACGGGGCTGGTTTCTGGTCACGTTGGTATCTCTGGAGTTTTCCTAATGTAAAAGATGTTAAATCATTTATGAAGAAACGGTTCAAGATAAATCTCGTTTAAGAGATTCTAACTGTTTAACAAACACAATCGTCGTCTCAAGACGTTCGTAGAGTTCTTTACCTAGATAGTGCTCTACGAATTTCTCATCGATTTCATGATTTTCAAGTGTGTATTTTTTTATAATTTCATAAGAATCTTCATCCCATTTTTCCAAGACTCTCTTTACCTCTTCTATATTCATTACTTAATTAAAATTGTTTTGTTTAAGCGTTGTTAGGTATCGTCTCACGAGCCTTCGCGATCGCATTGGTCGCCAACTGAAGAGCGAGTTCACGCAGCTTCTTGGCACCGTTGTTCAACTTGTTGCCGTTGTTGGGCTTGGCGTTGTTGCCGTTGTTGGGCTTGGCGTTGTTGTTGGGCTTGGCGTTGTTGTTGGGCTTCGCGTTGTTGTTGGGCTTGGCGTTGTTGCCGTTGTTGGGCTTGGCGTTGTTGCCGTTGTTGGGCTTCGCGTTGTTACCGTTGTTGGGCTTCGCGTTGTTACCGTTGTTGGGCTTCGCGTTGTTACCGTTGTTGGGCTTCGCGTTGTTGTTGGGCTTGGCGTTGTTGCCGTTGTTGGGCTTGGCGTTGTTACCGTTATTGGGCTTCGCGTTGTTGCCGTTGTTGGGCTTGGCGTTGTTACCGTTGTTAGGCTTCGCGTTGTTGTTGGGCTTCGCGTTGTTACCGTTGTTAGGCTTCGCGTTGTTGTTGGGCTTCGCGTTGTTGTTGGGCTTCGCGTTGTTGTTGGGCTTCGCGTTGTTGTTAGGCTTCGCGTTGTTGTTGGGCTTCGCGTTATTATTGGGCTTCGCGTTATTCTTGGACTGGGAATTATCCATGATCGTATTATACTAATTAGTAATATTATTTTTTTAATGCCCTCTTTTTTAGGGTATTTTTCAATTCGGCCATAAGTTTAGCGCGAGTCGAATTTACGACTGGGTTCCTGGGGACAGCCCTAGGTAGAGGTGGAGGTGGAGGTGGAGGTGGAGGAATCCTGGATGTTCCCTGATTACTGGGAACAATTATAGTCTTACATACTCGAATAACCTGCTGAGCGTTCTTAACACTGTTTTCGAAATTCAATCTAATTCTCGCACGAAGTTCATTGGATGTAAGCTTTACACGTTTACCGCGAACATCTTTAGTAACGCGCATCCCTAAATTCTTAGCCTTTTCTTTTAGGTCTTTATATTGCATATACTATAGATCATCATTTTTTAAAAAAAATAAAATACTCTTCACTTCCTTGATCATGTATATTCGTAATACCATTTGAAGGATTGATGTCTGCTCTGATAAACCCAGCCTGTTTCCCGCGGTGAACCATCTGTGAAGGTGTGAGTAGGAACAATCTATGACCGTTAGTCATGAGACCCTGTGTTTTCGTATCTACTTTCATTCCGATCGGTACATTATCCTCAACCTTTTTACTGACATCCCAGTCTCTTGGCCATCCATTTCCTTCCGTTTTATAAAACGTTTCGTTGTATCGCACCCAATTAGAAAATATAGATTTAGACCACCATGAACTGTATACGAATCCTGGATAAAGGACGTTACAATGTCCTTTACGATCCGGTTTCACAGGTAAAGAATTGGTAGATGCTGTTTCATCACAGCCATCTTCAAGCCTGCGTGGATCTATACCATGAAACACATAAACCCCACCCGGTTTGAGCCATTTGTATATATTCTGAAAAACAGTATCTACGTCATCTGTATATTGAGACGCATCATACATACATAATATCAAGTCGAAACTATTTTTCTCCCATATATTACTATTTAGATAACTCCCGTGAGTGATTTCAACGTCTGGGTGTTTTTCCCGAGCTTTAGAAATTTGATCTAATGACAGATCCATTCCTTTTACATTGGATGAAGGCCATTTATCTTTCCATAATTTAAGATGATTCCCTGTGCCACACCCAAGGTCTAATATACGTGTAGGATTATCAATACCAATATTTTTAGAAATATACCGAACTTCACCTTTATATCTTGCCCTGTCATACCAAACAGTATCATACAATTTGGAATATTCTTCGTTGTATGTATTTACAACACTTCGCCGGCGACAAGATTTACAATTTTTATGGGATCTTATAAAAACGATATAAAACCCTAAAAGTAAAACTATACATAATGTTATATTCATATATGGATTCTGATATAATTCAATAAATTATAAAATTATAAATAACCCGTATATAAAGATAGTAAACACATTTTAGTTATGGCGAATGATGTTATTGAACTGAAACTTATGATTAGTAAAGT